AACTCCATCAATAACAAAGAAAGGGATTGTATCTCTTTGCAAACCACCTACTGTAATGACATCAGATTTTAACCTCGTTGTTGTATTCGTACTTGGGTCAAATACGCATAAATCATAAGTATAATCTGTAGCAACAAGGCTTGGTTTACAAATAAAGTATATCTTTCCATTATAGTAGGATAGTGTGCTTGGGAACGCCATCATAAATGCAGAATTCGTTGTAACATAAGTGGTTTCATTCCCACCATACGGACACTTCGCAATCAACCCACCCCATTTATCGGCATCCCACGAACCAGAAGTACCGCCTATATAGTACATATCATCGCCAACAGTAATTGGAGTAGATACATTAGGAACAGCATAAGAGTCTCTTGAAGCTACCTGAAATGAAACGATTTGCCCGGGAACCAAGTTTACAGAGTAGCAGTGTCGTTTGAAACTCCAAGAACCAACATCATCCGACATTACTGTTGTGTAGATTTTATCCTTTATCTTTGTCATGGGAGCTATCGTGCGATAAGCGGAAGAATAAATGGAATGGGTAAAGTCGGACAACGAAACATACCCTACACTATTCGCACCAGCGTGGCTAACTCGGTCTGAAAATATGATTTTATCATCAATAAGAGAAAATGCGTTTACAGCATACGAGGAACGAGAAGCACCGAATACAACTTGTGCTGTGTCAGCTATTGCAGAAACATTATTTGTGATATTTACCACATCGGGCTTCTTCGCCAGCGGAACCCACAGCTTACTTGTGTCTGCGGGAGGTATAGAGCCAAAGTCAATGTTCAAATCAGCTCCACCTCCACCCAGCGTAATGGGATTTCCTAAAATACTCATATTCACCCTTTCCGGGGTGAGTATTTAGTTCACCCCTAATATATTTAGTGCGTTCTGCATATCCGCTACATAGCTTTCACCCGAAAGGGATTTCCATTTGAGGTCTTTGCTGTCGTAGAGATATGCGTTTGTAGGCTGTGCTATATTGTTGCTATCGCCAATGTAAGCTTGACGAAGATAAGCTGTAATTTTGGTATTCTTATCACTAACGATAGGGAATGGATTATCAAAGCCAAAATCAGCTTGCAGGAATAGATGATTATTCTCAAGATTTGTTTGAATGGTAAATGTTCTTACAGATGAAACAACGGGAACAGAACTGACATCTGGAGCTCCACCAAGCACCCATAGTTTGTTTGCAATTAAACCATAATGAGCACAGTTTGTAACACCAGGAAATTCAGTCGAGACGATGGTGCCGGTATCTGTTTCCGTGTCGTATCTGATAACTTTGAATGGAGAACTTCCGCCTGTTGTATTGGTACACAGAATATAAATATACTTCCCGTGCACACAGCAAGGAGCATACTGCCCATATGTTGCCGAATCGGCGCTTGCCAAACTTACATACTTTAAGTATTTTTGGCTATCCAAATCATAAATTCTTAAAGAAGAATTGGATGTAGAAGAAGTTCTACCACAAATTATATATAACTTGCTTCCAACAACAACAGCACTTGATGCGTATAAGCCAGTAATTCCCGGATTCCATAGCGAATATGAATTATTTGCAATATTATAAATGCGAATAAATTGATATATATATGCTGAGTTACCTTCAAATCCACCAAAAATATATATATTCCCTTTATAATATGCACAGCATGGGTAATTATAATAGTTGTCAGGAAATGTAGCTAAATCCGTTAGTGTATTGCTTACCGTATCAAACACAAATGCTTTTTTATGGGTCCCACCAAAACAATATATTTTGTTATCAACTACACAAAATGTACCGGCAAGCCAATCGCCGAGAGTATAAACATCTTCTGTTTCACCTGTTTCGGTATTAAAACGACTAATCACACCAGATGACGAACCTAGATTACCTTTTCTTCCAGCAATCATGTAAATATATTTTCCGATTGCCCCATTTCCAGAACAGCCAGCAGACATTGTATCCGGAAGTGCATACTGCGTCGTAGAAATTACTTCGCTGCCATAATTCAGTACAGGACTACACTCAACAGCACTCGGCTTTGTTGCCAATGGTACCCAGAGCTTGGTGGTGTCTGCGGGAGGGGTTGCACCGTAATCAATGTTGAGTTTTACCCCCCCCCCGTTGGTAATAATTGGGTTACCGTAAATTACGCTCATTATATTGTCCTCCTTAATAAGTCATAATCTTTGTGATTTGTAGGCTCATCGCCGCAGGAGCCGCACCAGCTGCGTATATCTTTACCGTTCCGTTTTCATTTGCCGCCACCATCGAGGTAACACCAGCATCTGCGAGTGCTGCCAGCTGGTCAATAGTTGGATTGAGGTTGACTTGGAGACCGGCGGCTTGGCCCGTAAGTATCGTTTGATAATACGGGCCGCTGCCGCTCCATGAAGAACTTAAAGAAACGGTTTGCGTGGTGATTTTCTGCTGGTAGTCGGCGGTCCCGGTCGCTCTTGCGCCATTTGCTTTGTAAAACTGCTTTCCGGCAACAACGGAGCTTTCCTCGGCGGTAGTGTCCGAAATATCCATGATTGTGTTTCCGAAAAACGCTACCTTGTTTACCGCCATTCAAATCACGCTCCAATCGTTACGGTCTGCCCTCCTGCGGGGTTATCGGCATAAGCAATCGGCACTCCGTTTACGACTACTTCAGAAAGGAAGTCATAGCCATCATCGGGGAGGACGCTAAACTGTGCTTTGGCCGGGGTTACGGTCTTTTTCTGGCCCTTGGTCAACTCACCGGCGTAATCACCTGTTACGCCAAGGATGGACACACCGGATTTAATGTTACCGGCAATGATTTTTGCGGCTTCGGTGCTGTCGATGGCAGCAGAGCCGGAGCCATCGTGATAACCGGCAGGGATTACTACCGGGGATTTATCTATAATGGAAAGGGTCACAGCGCCCTTGTTCGGCATGGTGCCGGTCACTTTAGCGCCATCAACATAAGCAGTTTTGCCATTAAGGATTTCCGCAGCGGTAGCGGTTGCATCGGAAGTATCGGCATCATACGGACAGGTGCCGGTAATGGGAGCGCCGGTCTTGTCGTGCGCTGTCTTGCCTTTGAGCAAGCTTGCAGCATCCACCGTGTCGCCGGTCAAATCCATCAGGGTTTCGCCATAAAAGATTATTTTGGAATTGTACTTAGTGTCAGCCATTTTTAGCCTCCTATAGTTACTGTTTGTCCCCCAGAGGGGTTTTCTACGATTTGTTTTGGCACCGCCATAAAGGTCATGTTATCTTTCAACATTTTTTCCTTTGTCAACAGCAGTTGGTCGGTAACAGAAGGGGTAACCGTGTACTCGCCCTTATAGACTTCCGCCGCTACGCCAACCACGCTGCCGAATGTAATTGCAAAAGTAGATGTCGGAGATGCGAAAGCGGTTTGAAACTGGTTTTCAGAGGATTGGAATGTAGTCTGAAAAATCATTTTGTATCACCGCCCGCGATATCATCCAAAAGGCCATCTTTAAGGACATCTGCTACAGATACATTGAGGATATTGGAGTTAAGCCGCGCATTGCCAATACCAACACGCAGCTGTATTTGCACCTGCGGGTTTGGTTTGAAAAGTGAAGTTTCCTCCTCTGTAAGAGTACAGGAAACGGTTTTATCTCCCAGCGTGCAATCCTCAAGGTCTTTTACAAGTACGACATTGCCGCCCTGCTTGTAGATAACGGCCATCATTGAGATGGTGCCGGTATCAAACGGGACGGTAAAAATGTGGGTTGGGGTTGTGTATCTTCCGACGAGGCTCACCCTTTCACCACCTCCGAAATCGCTACCTGTAAGGTAATATCCGCGGTCGGCTTGTCGCCCAAGGCATAGGCCGTAATAGTGCCGTTGTCGTTCGCTACATAGATAGCGCCGGTTCCGCTATCAACCATGGTGTTGTAGGCGGCGGTGTCGATCTGGATATCCACCTTGCTATTGGCAGTAGTCCCAAGGCCGGTTACCGTCTGGCTGTAGGGACTTTCGGAGCCGAGCCAAGATGCCGCAGGAAGCGAAAGCTGCTTAATAACAACCGCCCGGTTTATCTTGTACTCCATCTTTCCGATGGCCTGCGTTACCGTGTCTGTTGCGGTTACATTCTGCCGGGAGGTTGCCTGCTTGTAGCCGGGGATTTTGATTTGGCTGCCGGTGTAATCGCCGGTTTGCGGTGTCACCGCTCCGGTGCGGCCGTTAAAGCTCGCAACAGTACCGGGGCTGATGGTGTGCGCTACATACTGCAAATCGGAGATCATTGTGGGCTGGGCTGTGTAAGTGGCTATCGGCAGCTGGTACACAGTACCGCTTGCATTGATATCCTCCTGCACCAGCGCCGGAAGCGGGTCTTGCGCCTGTGTCACAAAAGAAATCGGCGCTTCGGTGTTTGCCATGTCAATTTGGATAAGCAATCGACCTGGGACGGAGCCGCTGGTCGGAAGCGTCGCATTGATCGTTTGGGCTTCCACAACAAAGTTTCGGCCGAGGATTATACCACGGCCATCGGAAACATTTATGATGTTACCGCCCTGTGTAGTTACCTCAACGCCCGTAAAGATGCCGCTGTCGTTGATAATGTGGTTGTACAGATACGCATCATCCGTTGGAGTTACGATAGATGCGTTATACTGGAGCAGCGTTATCATGCGTTTGCCCTCCTTTCAAGGATTAGGATTTTGGTCAAATCGGCGCGGACAACGCCAAAGGTCATTTTTGTGATATCCTGTGACCGGGTATAGCCGGTAAGGATGGATTTGTAACTGCTGTCTCCGTCAATTACAAGCACCTCTGTACCAATGGCCATAGAGGTATCAAGCACGCCGCAGTCGTTGCGGGCAGTCAGCTCAATCATGTTGTCATACTGCTGCGGAGTGAGTGCTTCGTATGCCTTTTGATAAGCTGCGGTATCAAAGTCCACATCGGTCTCCAAAAACTGCGCTGCGAAGAATACCGGCGCAATCCGGTCGGAATTGTTGGTGTCAACCTTTCCGTTTGGGTGCAGATAATAGGTAACATTCTGCGTTTCATCCGCTTTGTTGTAGATGGTCACCTTGTTCAGCTGGCCTGAGCTGTCGCCAATGATAATATTTTTATCCACAATGGCTTGTAGGCTTGCTTCGATGACAGCGCTTTCACTTACCTTTCCAACCGTAACGGTAATAGCCTTATTCTGCGGGTCAAAGGCCATGTTTATGGCTATACCGTAAGCTGTCAAGGATTTGGTAATGATCTCGTAAAAGCTGTGGATGTTATCCTTGAGGTTCAGCGCTCCGGTGGTCTCGGAGGTCGTTTCCACCGTCATGCCGGTGATGTTTTGTAATGCATCATTGGAGGAAATGAAATTGTCCGTTATGATACCGGCGATAAACTGCTCTATTTTGGAGGATGTGGCGCGGTCAAAATGCACATCAACATCAAATAGCGCTATCAATGGCTGTGCAGAGATGGTCACGCCTGTTTTGTCGGTTTCGACATCATCCACGATCCCCTGATAGGCTGCAACGCCGTTTTGGTCGGTCACGCTGATAAAATCGCCTTTCTTTGCATCGATTTTAACCGCCCGGAGAGTGGTTTTTTCCGCCGTTAGGTAGTCAAACTGTATCTCCGGGCTTTCAATCGGCGCAAAGCTGCGGAAAGTATAATCACGAGCGAACACTTCACACTTAAACAGAGTACGCAAGTTTTTCCACCTCCACATATGCGGTTATATCCGATGTGCCATCGTGGGAAAAGGTCAAAGTGCTTTCCCCCGGCGGAGCGTAAATAAACCGGCCGGTTGAAAAGTCGCTGGACTGGTACAGGTTTTGCACAAATGTCCCCTCGAGGGTATATTCTGCAATTTCCATCGTGGATGGATCGGCGTCAACAACGAGCTTATGCCCTTCCGGTATGGTAGCTGTTACCTTACCAACCGCAACACGAACACCGGCCTTTGTAAGCGCCCACGCTGGGTTTACAATAGGCCCGAATATCTGCAGCTTGCAGGGAGAAGGAAGATCGCCGTTTTTGAGCTTTGCAGATCCGGAGATCGTTTCGATATAAGTGTAAGGATAGGTGTAGCTGTATGTTTTTCCGTTTACACCGGATGGCTGAACCTTGGACGAAACAATAGCTTCGTGCCAAGTACCAAAGCAGAGGAAGGTAACTGGCACAGCAAGATATCCCGACTTAAACTCGGATTTATCCGCAGTCTGCACATCGCACTTGATCTTGTACCAAGTATCAAGTGGAGAGTACATGAGAAACAGCGGCCCTTTGGTGATGAATGAGATAAACGCCTGATACCTTGCATAGCTAAAGAAGATCATCTCGCCGGTGACAGAATACTGATTGAGGTATTCGTCCGAAACGAGCCAAGCACTACCCGCTTGAATGGCGGAATAGGTTTTGCTAAAGCCCAAACCGCCCGGCGCGTTAAGGTACGAAGTTTTATCCATCAAATCCCACTCGGCGCCTACATTGTTTTGGAGCTTAAATTTTCTCATTAGTAGGCCCTCCCGAGTGCGCGGTTTACTGCCTGCACCAAATTGCGGGCAGCAGCTTCACCAGCAGCGTTGTCGTAACCATTAAAGGTGTTGTTCATCTCGATGGTAATTCCACCACGGCCTGCGTCACCGTTGAGGGGCATAACATGAGCACGCCCACCCGCCATGGTAAGCAGTTCTGGGCCAGCTTCGCCAACAATGGCGCTGCCGGAGGATAAGATGCCGCCTTTCGCAAGGTATGCGATCTTCCCAATGGTCGGGATGTTAAAGCCAAGCGATTTACCACCCAGCACAGGCACCCAATCCGGAACATCAAAGTGAATGCTGTTAAGACCGTTTATCATCCAGTTAATGGCGTCAATAACCATGTTGATAAGGCCGATGATGCCATTAAGAGGAGCCTTTGCAATCGCCACAAGGGCCGTAAAGATGCCCTTAAAGATTTCCTGAACACCTGTCCATGCTCTTTCCCAGTCCCCCGTGAATACGCCACGGATGAAATCGATAATACCGTCAAAAACGGCCTTTATGGAATCCCAAATAGATTTTACTGTTGCGAAGAAGAAATTTAAGATTTCCCCCAATATTCCGAACGATTCCGACCAATCCGTCGTAAATACGCCCTGCAAGAAATCATCCACACGCTGGAGGATGGCCTGTATCTCGTCGCCCTTTGTTGCAATCAGCGCAACAAGTCCGACAATGGCTGCAATAAGTAGAACAATCGGGTTTGCAAGAAGAAAGTTAATTGCGTTATTGAGCGCAGGAATAACTTCTCCGGTTATCTTGCTTATTGCGCCAGTTATTCCAGCTATGATTCCAGCAACAGGAGAGATTGCGGCGATAAGGCCGCCGACAATAAGGATCGTTTTCTTTACCCCATCGTCGAGATTTGTAAACCATTCGATTGCATTTTGCAGCCCTGCGACTATTTTGTTGATAATCGGAAGCAGGATATCGCCGATGGAAATCGCCAAGTTATTGAGCCCGTTTCGGAGTATTTTCATCTGGCTTTCGGTCGTTGCGTATCTTTTGCTTGCCTCGTTGGAGAGGGCAATATTTTCGTCCCATGCAGTATTTGCGGTTGTAACAGCATCGTCCAATACATTGGATGCAAGGGCTAACGCACGAAGCATATTTGACTGGCGAATCCCGGAGAGCCCCAATTCATCCAACACGGAGATTGTGTCCTCTCCATTTTCGTTCATCTTCCCAAGCCCGCCGATGAAAGCACTGATTGCGTCTATCGGTTCATTGCCCCACATATCTGCGAATTCAGAAGCAGATACACCAGCGATCTTTGCGAATGTTTCAAGATCATCACCGCCAGCAGACACAGCCTTGCTTATTGCGGTCATTGTTTGGGTCATTGCCGTACCGCCTGCCTCTGCGTTGATGCCAACCGAGGACATTGCGGTGGACAATGCAAGGATATCCTGTTCGGACAACCCGGCAACTGTACCAGCAGACGCAAGGCGTGTAGCCATCTCAACAATATCGCGCTCTGTTGTGGCAAAGTTATTGCCAAGGTCAACAATGGTACTGCCGAGTTTGGAGTATTCATCAGCGGTCGTTCCGGTAATGTTGGCAAATTTGGCAAGTGCAGAGGCAGCTTCATCAGCGGAAAGGTTTGTTGCTTCGCCCAAGTCGATCATGACGCGGGTAAAGTCAAGTACATCATCGGTGGCAATACCCAACTGTCCAGCAGCTTCCGCAACCGCCGCAATCTCCGTAGTGGACGCAGGAATTTCTTCTGCCATGTCCAATATGCCCTGCCGGAGTGCCGCAAGCTGCTCTGTAGTGCCGTCTACTGTTTTTTCAACGCCAGCAAAGGCGCTTTCAAATTCTACAGCCGCTTTTGTGGCTGCCACTCCTGCGCCTGCAAAGGCCAAAGATGCCGGTGCAAACTTCTTTGCAATGTTCCCGGACTTTTCTGCTATTTCGCCGGTAACCGCTGAAACCTGTGCAAGTGCCGCACGGCTCCTGGACGCTTCGGCCTGTAGGTCTTTCAGCTTTAGTTCGGCGCTGGTCAGTTCCCGGACTAACTCACGGTATTGTTTTTGGTTGATCTCCGTGCCGTCCGCCATTTCCTGATCTGCTTTCTTTTTGGCGTTTCGGAGGCTTTCAACCTTGTTTTCTGTATTTTTGATTTGTTCCCCGAGCAATTGCTCCTTTTGTTTGAGCAGGTCAATATTAGTCGGGTCGAGTTTCAGCAGGCGATTGACTTTATTAAGCTCCGATTGTGTCCCACGGATTTCGCTGTTCAGCGAGCTGATCGCTTTCGACAATCCCTTTGTATCGCCGCCGATTTCAACAACGATGCCTTTAACATTTTCAGCCAATCTTACCACCTCCTGCGAAGAAATCACGCAAGCCGCCGGGTCTGCCCTTTATGGCATACTGTTCTGCGTCGTTGGACTTTTCGATCATCAAATCATAGACCATTCCGCAGGTCATGTCCTCCAGCGCTTCATCGGATAACCCGAGTTCAGCGCAGCGGAGCATAAAGGTTGACCCGGTAGGCTCACGCACGGTTTGTTTTATTTTTTTTTTGGAACAGCGGTAGTCTTGTTGTTCAGGCTCCAAAGCTCCAAAATGGCGGGGAGCACTTTATATATGGAAAACATCTCAAACTGTTCCAGCCACTCGTCAACATTGTCCGGGATGGACCCGTCATATTGCCGAGCCATGATAAAAGCGACATCCTCAAATATTTCAAGATCGCTTACGGAAAAAGATCCGTCCTCGGATGTCGCTGCCGTTTGTAGCTTTTGCAGGTCTCGGACAATGTCCCGACCCACCTTGTGGCGGTAGATGCGTGGGGTCAGCGCATTAGCGCACAACCCTACACTTTTTCCGTCGATCTCGATTACTTTGTTCATTTCAGCCTCCAGTCGTCGGAGTGAATACAGCGGTGTACCAGCCGTTCACGGTCGCCTCCGGGGTCTCCGCCGTAGTGTAGGCAAGGGAGTTGCCGTTTGCCAGCGGGGAAGCGGTGATGCTGACGGTCTGCGTCTGCGGCTCTACGCTCTCGGTCGTGGTGTTCAGCTCACGAGTGGGGCGGGTGCAGGTGCAGTTATAAAGAACAAACTTCGTTCCGTTCACATCGCCCTCCTCTTGGAACAGCAGGGCGAAGGACTTGGGCTGAATGTTTGCATTCTCGATCATCACCTTGCTGGTGGTGTCAAGAGTATACCCGAAAACATCCTTGAGGAATGCTTCGGGGAAAACGGCAACTTCGAGATCGCCGGTGTAGCCGCTGTTCGCCACGGCTACGAAATACTGAATGTTGTCCGCATAAAACGGTGTGGTATCGCCGGAAGGCTCCAAAGACAGGCTAACTGCGCCGGGGATGGCTACGGGAGTGCCATAGGTGTTATTTTCCCCGTCGAGGATAGCGTAATGGACATTCGAGATACCGAATTTAACTTTATCAGCCATTTTTACACCTCGATTTCATAAACTACTTGGTTACACTGCTGATCTTCAATGTAACTCTCGGACTTCTGCCAAAACAGAGAGGACAAGGCCTGTTCGACTTTGCCCTCTGCTGTTAGGTCTTTATCTTTTGTGTAAAGCTCAACCTGTATATGGTTGATGGGGTGATACACCACATTGTCAGCGCCAAAATTATTGGAGTAGGAGACGCGATAGAGGATATACGGTAACTTTTGCGGCTTATTGAAGTAACCGTATGCTACGGGCATCCTCGTCTGTTTTAACAGGGAATTGACCTCTTGCAGTGTCATCCTTTCTTAATCACCACCTTTACACGGGTTAATAGTTTCTGCTCTGCCTTTTGCTCCGCTGGGCCGATGTGGGGGAATGGGCGGGCAGAGCCTTTTGCGGTTCCGCCTGGGCCTGCGTGACCATGTTCCAGCAAGTGCGTGAGCTGGTAATCCGTTTTGTTGAAAATTCGCATACGGATATCGCTGTAGCTCTCATATGCGACCTTGTCACGCCAACCGGCCTTATAATCGCCGGTCTGTACCGGGCTGCCGGTCACAATGTCTTGGCGGCATTCCTTTGCCACCTGCCGAACCTCTTTTTTTACGCCATCCGTAACGGCCTGGTCATAGTTTTTCAGTTCGGACAGGATTGCCGTTGCCAACTCATCCGGTCTAACCGTTTTCGACATCGTTGCCCACCTTTTCCTCTAGGTACAGCTCTATTTCATCGCTGCCTGTTGCAAAATAGGTGCGATAAATGGAATAGCGTTTGCCGCGCCACTCGGCTAATTTCTGCCCAGCATAGTTGGCGATAGGAGTAACCGCCACAAGGGACGGCTGCAAGCCGTTTTGACCGGCGGAATAGAACTCCGCCCGTGTAGCGGACTGCAGCCGCGCCCAGACCTGTGTTGTGGTTTCTGTGGCAATCTGTACCCCGATATCGTTCTGCTCAAAGGTTTGGGAGATTAATGTAATGAGATCATCCAAATCAATCACCCACCTTTTGCTCAAACAGCCGGTTGTTGAGTGCCCACCGGAGCATCCTGGGCATTGCTACGACCTTTTCCCGGCGTTGCCGGTAAAGGTAGGCGGCGTACATCTCCACCAGCATAGCATCACCGGTGCTGGTGGAAAGTACGATTCCCTCGGTAGCGATATACTCCTTGGCAGACGCGATCAACGCCGACAGGTAATCGTCAAGCGCTGTTGTGGAAAGTTGCAAATCAACCTTCAAGATCACGAGGATATCAGCGTCTGTCATGCTTTAACCCCCTTTTAGGAAGCCTTGGTTACATTGACTGTGTAAACAACGGTCTCGTTTCCATTCTTGACAGTAACGGTCAGAGGATGGGCAGCGCCATCAGCCAGCCAGGTAACAGAGCCGCCGTTCTTCACATTGGCGTTGTTGTAGGCAATAGCGACCTGCGCACCGGCAACCTCGGTAGTGGCGTTTACTGCAGCAGTCGCAGCGGAAGCGGTAGCGGTGTAGCTCAGCACATCGCCATCAAAAGCAGGGCTGAGGGACAGGTTTCCAACGGTCAGAGCGGACAACTTAGCGTTGTTGGCGGTATCAGCCGCAAAGGTCATGGAGGTGGTTACGGAAGCGCCGTTAATGTTGATCGCCACAAAAGCGCCGGGGATAACGGGCATACCGTCAGCACGCTCTTTGCCGCGGAATACGGTGTTGTCCTGAATGAACTGAACCTCGCGGGATGCTTCGATGGTCATGCCGGAGCGCTGCGCCCACAGGTACAGGTCGCCATAGCCGCCAACGATGTCGCCATCGGGGATAAATTCTAGGATTTCCACATCACCGCCGATGATGGGCATGGTCATTCCGTCAAACGTGACATAACGACCGAGGGCGGTGGCGAGGATCGCCTTGGACTGCAGAGTAGCGAGGGTCTTGCTGTTCATCGCCCAGAAGCGCTCGCCGCGGGAGTAGCGGGTAAAGGTGTTACCAGCGGCAACAGCCAGCGCAGCCCAGAAAGCCTCGCCGGTGGAAGCGGTGGGAATGGTGATGATGTTGGAGGTGTGCAGGTCAACCCAAGCAGGAGCATTGGCCGGGTAATCGCTGGGTTTGCTCTCCTGCGCCAGACGCGTCACAATACCAAGAGGCATCTTCTGACCAGCGCCCTTGCCGTACAGGATGGCCTTATCCTTGGCAAGGCCGATAGCCTCGGACAGCATCTCGACGATCCAGGAGGCGAGGTTTACATCGTTATCCTCCAGCAGGGAATTACAAACAGGAACATAACCGGCAACCTTGAAGCCGTCAAGAGTGATCTGGTTAAAGCTGAAGGTCAGCTCATTGATGGCGCCGCACATTTCAGTCCAAACGGCCTCGGGGACAGTACCGGCAATGGTCTGACGGGCTTCGCCATTGACATTGCGGATGCGGACCCGACGCATCAGTTTGGAGTAGCGATACATATTCTCGGCAATAAGGTCGAGGAATACAACAGGGATGGTCAGCTCACCACCGGTGATATCTCTCTTGCTGCGGGCAGCGTTACGAAGCTCCGCAAAGAAGGTCTGCACATCGGGCTGGGCTACGATAGCGTCACGCTGGTCTTTGGGAAGAGCGTCAAAGGCGCGCACATTCATGGGGAGGGAGCGAATGTTGATGGTATTCATGGTAAAATCATTCCTTTCGTCTTTCTTTTCTGCTTTGGGTTCAGCCTTGGGAGGATCCTTTTCGGCATTTTCCAAGTCTTCCTCAAGGCCCTTGATTTCTGCGGACAGTTTTTCTTTTTCGGCGTTGTGGGCATCCTGTTCCTCGGTAAATTTGTTCATGGCGTCCTCAACAGCCTGCTGCTCCTCATCGGTGGTAGCTTCGCCGATTGCTTTTTCGATTTCAGCGGAGCGTGTTGCAAATTCTGCGTCTTTAGCTACCAGTGCCTCAAAAGCTGCTCTTTTCAGTTCCAGCTTTTTGGCAATCATAATGGATTTCAGTGCCATGTCAGCACTCCTTTCTTAGCTTTTTGAGGGCTTCGGCCCTCCATTGGTCGAGCTTGCGCTCGTTGATCTTTTCAAGGTCTTTTTTCCGAGCCTCTACCATGGTGTCCTCGTAGGCCGGGAAGGTAACGACCGATACCTCATACAGTTTGACTTTGCGAATAGTCCACACGGTTGTGCCATCTGGCCGGATTTCGGTTTCCTCGTCAAGGATGTCAAAGCCGAAAGAACATTGGGAAACATCCCCACGCTTTACGCGCTCATAGGCGTTCATGGCGTCCTGATCCGCTTGATTAATGAGGATGGACCCCCAAAGGCCCAAATCGTCAACGCGGAGGGTCAGTGTACCAGCTGTTGTTCTGCCAAGCACGATTGTGGTATCATGGTTAACCAGCGCCCGAATATCATCACCGAGGGTACCATCAAAGGCTCCTCGGTCAATGCGCTCGATGGCTTTATCCCACATCCGGTATTCGCCGGTAAAGGTGGCGAAATAGCCCTCAATGTAGAGGTTTCCATCAGCAGCGCGGGTTTTGAAGTCGCCACTGCGGCTGATTGCCTGTCTTGCTCCTACCATTTACTCACCTCCTCCGTTTAGTTTTTTCTGATCGCCAAGGCGGTCCGCGGGAATGTAGTTTTCAAGGGCCAAAAGCTCATCCATCCCCTCGTGCGGAGTAAGCCCAACCCAACTGCGCCACTCGTTCCGTGTCATTGCCATGCGGTCAACCATTTCCGCGCCAGCTTTGATGGTTTCCTCCAAGGAATAGTTGTAGAGGGAGCGGACATTGAAGCGGAAAAAGTAATCCGGAGATACGAGCAGCTTTCGGCTAAACTCCTGCTCCAAAATCTGTGCAATCGGCATGATACGGGAAGAAATAAAGTTGTTCCATTCGTCTCGCTTGAACTCGCCAACGCCCAAAACAAAAGGCGGCACGCCAAGAATGGTTGCCACCGTCGTTTTATCCAGTTTTACGAAGTCTGCCAGCGCAAGATCAGATAGAGTAAGGGGCCTTACCTGTTCCACCGAGAATTGCTCGGCAGGAATCAGCCAAGGTTCCCCGGCTTTATTGCTTGCAACAAAATCGCCAAGGAGCTTTGCACGCCCCTCCGGGTCAGAAAACTCGTCCGTCAGCGAATCCACCTTCACGATAAGAGACGGTTTCCATTCACTGGCCATGAAACCATTTTCTGTTTTCGCCGCTTGCTTTAGGTTATTTGCCACATCAGCCAGCGCAATGCTGTACCCAGTGCCTTGCCATGGGTAGTAATTGCTCGGATTTATGGCAAAATGCAGCACATCCTTCGGGTCATAGGGTTTCCCAGATATTTCGATGCTATAATACCGTTCCCCATTCGGTACAAATGCTACAAACGCCGCCGGAATCGGGTCAAGCCGCCGGAGCATCCCCTTCCGGGTCTTTGGGAGCACTACAGCGTTCCCCCGGCCATCCAGCAGCATTGTTTTGATGATCCACTGGATAAAGTTTGACCGGCCCATGTAACTGTTCGGCTCGATGTCAACCACACGAGACAGCCCATTTTTAACCCGGATATCTCCACTATCGGTGTTTTGCATCAGATAGATTGTCATACTTCCAATTAAAGACGCAATCCTATCAACAGCGGCACAGATTTCCGGGTTGTGCGCAAGGTCTGTATAGCCGGAACAGGTTAGGTCTTTCCAGCCGGTTCCATCACACAGGCATACAGCGCTCCGCGTTTGGGGCTTATCCCGAGAGCGGAAGCGCTCAAAAAAATTTGCCATGCTCATTTATCACCCCACCATTTCTTTCCTGCTTTAGATTTATCCAAAGCCTCCAAGTACCGCACCGTGGCGAATACGGAGGCATCGAACACATCAATTCGGTTTGTCGGTCTTACCTTGTCGTACTGGATCATGTCGTCTGTCTTTTCGACGGCAGAGACATTCCCAACACAATACTCATAGGCTTCGGAATGCATATAGTACAGCGTCCCATTTTTGGCGCTCTGCTCGATATGCCGGAAACCTTCTGATTTCCTGTAAAAATACTGCGGTTGGTCGATAATGTTAAACCCAGCCGATTTCATGCCAATGAAATACTCTCGGCAGAATTTACGGTCATGCCCCACCTGTCGTATTCGGAAACCGCGCTTTCGCATTGTAACAAACCAGTTGACAACATCGGCGTGGTTTACGGTTGGACTGTTGCACATGGTCAAAAGTCCATCATCAGCCCAGCCGAAAAGCGGTATACCATCCTCGTCGGCCTTAACATGAGCCTGCACCACAGGGAACCAAGCGTGACTGATGATGATATCAACGCCTTTGTAATTTCCAAAAAGCGCAGCCGCCGTTAGGTCGTGCATTTTTGAGAGGTCTGCACCACCGTACCAGTCTATTGGGAGCTTGGAAAGCTCGTCCAGCGTCCAGTTGTATTTTTCATCGCTTCGCCGGAATTCGTCGAGGTTGAAATAGGACTTGATAGCCCCGGTATAGACATTGAGAGACTTTGCAAAGAAATCTTTCCGCTGCTGCGGGTCATTCTGCGCCTGCAAGCTATCGTTTAGAATTTCCTCCGGCCGGATGGAAACGCCATAGGCCGGATTGGCCATCTCATGTACCAGGGGATTGGTATAGTCGATATTTCCCTCCTCATCCGGATTGGCGCAGCACATAAAGATAAAATATTGTTCGTCCTTGATGGTGCCATCCAGCACCTTTCGGCAGTATTGCAGCCTCTGCCCAAGGAAGCCCTGTTCGTTATCGCCAGCCGTGGAAATACCTATCAGCAGCTTGTTGGTGTAGGCTTTCATGGCTTCCTTAAAAAGGTTGTACTGCTTAGGCTTGGTAAAAGCGTGGATTTCATCGCAGATCGCAATATTGCAGTTAAGAGAATCCTGCGCATCCGGGTTTGCAGCCAGAGCGCGGATAAAAAACGAGCCGTCTGGAAGCTCTGCCTCCATTGAGTGCTCGTTGTTGTTGTCAATGATCTTTACACCGCCGCCATGCTTCTCGTCCTCGCCCATAAGCCGGATGTTATAATCCAGAAAATTAAAGCTTTCAAGGGACTGCATCAGAGCCGCGGCCGATATGTAGGTTTTGGAACCGCTGCGCCGGTACCACAGGGACAGCGCCCATGCGAGGGAAGCGGCAAAACTGGTTTTGATGTTCTTTCGAGGGATAAAAATAAGGGCTTCATGAAATCGCACCACATCGGTGCCTTTCAACTTAAACCCAAGAAGATTGTATATGATGAATTTGTGAAACGGCTCAAGAAGAAACGGTTTTCCCCGAAGCGGTGTCCCGTCCAGCTTTTCGCCTTGCTGATGGCAAAGTGTTTTTTCGATGATTTGGATGCAAAACTCCGGCCCTTTCGGCGCGAAATCGTACTCGTCATTATCGAGGTCAGCAAAGAAACGGTCAACAGCCTGCCGCAATTCCTTGCAAGCGGCCTTTCTCCCGTCTCTGATGCTTTCGGCATACTCAAGGACTACGGGCCAGTTCTTACCCTTAATCTGTCTCAAGGCTGGCAAGAGCAGCGGCAAGGCCGCCCTTTTCCTCCTTTTCCTTCACTCCGCCGGTCATTTTGCGGAAACTCGATGGAGTAAGCCCCAATTCGCGCCAGTATGCCAGTGCGCTCTTGTTGAGGTCGTCCCACAGAATCAACAGAGGGTTTTTTACCATGTTTGTGGCGTTCCCTTTGTTGGTATATTCGATGACGGACTTACCGCCGGACTTTTTGAACTCGGCCTTGGTCTTATCCCGCTGTTCCAGTATCTCTGCAAGCGTTTCTACCGCAGATTGATAAGATGGGTCGGCCGTACCGAGTTTTTCCATCTGTTTTCCGATAGTTTCAACCCATTTTTCCTTTGTCATGGCTTCCCCTTTCTCAAAAATATACCGTAGAGTTGGAAAAAGTTCCCCCCGCCGGTCCCCATAGACAGGCGGAAGGCGCAACGGATAGGGGGGGGTATCAGTAACGGCCCCTTGCTGCTGTTGCTTTTTCCGGGTGCTGCTTGTTATGGCAGCCCTCACACAGACTTACTAAATTTTTATCTTCGTAAGCCAACTCCGGGTACTCATCTGCGTGTTTGATATGATGCACCGTTGTAGCCTGTACCGCCTTTCCGTACCTCTTGCAGTGCTGGCACATATATCCGTCACGCCTTAATATCTGTTGGCGCTTCCTCCGCCACCTGGGAGAATTATAATCAAATACAATGTTCATTACCCGCCCTATCCCTCCCGGTGTCTACTATGCCGGGCTACCAATTATTGTTACCAAACCGTGGTTATCCGCTTAGTGCCTGTCTTGTTCCCGCACAGCAGGAGCGTCTGCGGCTGCTCATGGTCGCTCTCGCTGCTGGGCAGCAGCATCTTCCGGGCTGCGTAGCCTCCGTACTGCTGCCATGCGGTACAGCTAACCACTACCAGCTGCTTGGTACGGATAACATTGTTGTTACTGTCCACCACGATCTTTTTGGGCTTACTGATGGTGCCTTTGTGGGTATGGCCAACAATCAGAGCGTCAATGCCCTCTATGGTGTAGCCGAAGCGCTCATTGCGGTTGACCGTTGCACCGGTGTAAATGCCGCCGCCGGAGCCATGGGTAACAGCCATCGTATAGCTGGTGATAGGGATATCTCTTGTTACCCTGCGCCCAATCTCCAGTTTGAGGAATGCTATGTCCTCGGCGTAGTAGTCCTCCATGTCCAGCTTGCACATGATATCGCCCATAATGTCTTGGTCGGTGTCCCTGGCTGTCCTCGCTTCGTGGTTACCGGATACCGCGCAGAGTATCTTATCCTTGATGGGCGTTAGCATTTCCACCATCATCTTTTTCTGCTCCCGCGGGCGGATATAATCCTCAAAGGGGCTTCCCACCGCGTTCCGGGTATTGTTGTTGATGAGATCGCCGCCAAGGATGAGATAAGCGTCCTCCCGCTCTACCCGGCGGCAGAATGCTTGCCAGCCCTCTTTATCGTGTAGGATGCTGCCCAAATGCACATCAGATACCGGATATACCTTGATGGTGTCGCTCTGCGGGATTTTGCGGACTATTAAATCCATAGGTATCCCCTCCTTTATGGCATAAAGAAAGAGAGCGCCTTTCGGTACTCTCTGGCTGCTTTTTGTAAGGCAGACTATTGCGAACTTGCGGCCTGCCAGCGCGGCACCTTTTTTACGAAGGTCATGTATCTTCGGCCAATGGGATAACGGGGCATCGGCGACCCCGTAAAAAGGAGGTAAAACATGAAGGTGGAGCACCCGATAGGGCTTGAACCTATAACCCGCTGCTTACAAGGCAGCCGCTCTACCATTGAGCTACGGGAGCAGATCGCCGGGATTAGGGGCCCGGCTCCCCACCAGGAGGAATGTCAAGGAAATTTTGTGTTTTACCACGCTATCAGTATACACTGTATGTGCGTCTTATTTCTGCCATGTTTCTGCCATCTTTACAGCTCGGTCAACCCATACCGGCAAAGGGCATATCTCATCAGCGCTTCGTCCTTATCCCGGTACACCTCTCGTTCACTCTCATTGAACTCCTGGCAAAGTCTCTGTATGTAGCCATATTCCCGGCGGATGTAGAACAACTCAAGGATGCGCCGCTGCTTTCCCGTCAGGCAGGCCAGTCCTTTCTCAACCTGGGAGGTCTGCCACTTGACTACCGCAAGGTTTGCCGAGAGCGCATCCCGGCGGGAGATTGCGTTAATCAAATGATCTTCCCGGCCGCAGCCACCGCCCTTTACTGGTGTAGCATCGCTGGTAGCGGACCGAATGCCGTCCATCTGCTCATTGTAGCGGCGGATTTCTTCCGGCAGGCTTTCCAACGAGCGGAGCTTATAGCTATGGCACTTCAGCTCGTCAATGCAGATGCGCTTGTAGTCAATCATGTTTCTCCCTCCTCCATCAGCTCTTTATAGCTTATCCCGTTTTTAAGGCCTGGGCTTTCATCGCTGCCTGTTGCCCGGAAATGGGCCTGCGGGTGGCTGGGGTGCATATACTCGATCATGGCAAAGTTGGCGAGGTCAACCAGCCATTCCGTATTGCCAGTTTCCCGGTACAGCCGCAGCCGTTCCTCTGCGCTGTCTATCGCCTTGGCCAGCTCCGGGTAGGTTTGGCTCATCCAGCCGTATTTGTAGTGAGATACGATAATCCTGTTCTGCATGAGGTTTATAAATTCCTTGCTCCAATCCCGCTGGAGGATATCGTTTACATTATCCATCTTTGTCCTCCCTGCATTCTCCATAGCTGCAGAAATCGTCCTCGTGCATCTGCGCACAAAGTATATTCGGCTGCCCCGGTGTTCCATCTCTGTACTTGCAGTCCTTGCATCTGACCACCGGCACCGCATCAACAGATTCCTCCGCCAGCATCTTCATCCACTCACAGTCTGCAGGCTCACAGTCCATTCCCGGATACATTCTGTCGCAGATACTACAGATAATATCCACTGCAGTTTCATTTTTGATGTATGGCTTAATCATAGACAGCCTCCTTTTCATTCATCTTTGCACCGCAGTTGGGGCAGTATTGAAAATTCTTCTCTTTAACATCTGTTGCCCAATCACAATTTGAACAGCATACAATAGGTGGAATTTGATATTCTACCCACCGCCCATGCACCACCGGAGCTACATCGGCAACGGGCATATCAAGAATATCCCCTACATCGACAACTTGAACATAGCCTATTCGAGTGTCGGCGTCCCATGCCTTTTGAAGCAGTGCTTTCCTGTTAATGTATTCAGCCATTGCCACCCCCTCATCAAGGCCAACACTTCGGCGGAATTCGGCTTTCTCTTCCGGTGTTTTGTAAGGCTCTGCCTCAGAGCAAAATTGAGAACCCATCACTTCCCGATTATAATAATTGCATACCTCAAAATCATCACCATCATCGTCAACCGATTGGTACCAAGAGCAATCTTTACAGCGTACCACGGAAGCTACATCTGCCGTTTGCATATCCGCAAGCACCCGTTTCGCGTCTGCCATCGTGGCGTTCGGCTCGGTTACTTCCAAGGCGGTCAACTTGGCAATCGCCGTTCCCCGGTTAATGTATTCATCCATTGTCAGCCTGCCTTCCTCGGGCCTATTCTCGGATAGAATAGGCCTGTTCTAATTGCGTGTTTCATATTCTCGCTTCTTGTACACCATTCAAGATTTGACGCAGAGTTATTTTGTTTGTTTCCGTCTTTGTGATTCACATCGGTTTCTTCTGGTAACGGGTCCCCAATAAAATGTTCTGCCACCAATCTATGCAAACGAAATACCGTCTTTTTGCAATGGACATTTAGCGTCACATAGCTATATCCTCTCGTATTCACCCACGGTTTTAAATTTTTGCACCGCACACTTCCGTTTACGGGGGCAATCCTACGAACATTCCCAAAACTGGACACCTGATACCACCCCTCAAACCCTTTAATATCTTTCCATACTTCGTTTTTCATCGAAAGCCCTCCTGTTCCAAAATCCGACCAGCTTGTCAATGTCTTTGCTTCTCGGCGACGCCATAGCGCCAATCATGCACCCATCCTTATGCCGAGGATTCCCAACGAGCAAAGCAGTTTCGATATAATCGATCGTTACAGCTTCGATTTTCATGTCGCATCCGCAAAACGGACAGCTACGCAATTCCAGATAATCGTTTTTCGGCATATTCAATTCCTTTCTTTTTAATCCACCAATAAATGGTATATGCACTAATCCCAGTAATTTCACTCCATTCTGCTACGCATCGTTTTTCATTATTAACAACAAGGAATTTTGTATTCCGTCTATTTCTGCTGTTTTCTTTTGGTGTGACAAATCTACAATTTTCTGGGCAATAGTTCCCATTGTTGTCTATCCGGTCTAATTGTAGCCCGTCTTTGTACCCATTCCTTAATGCCCACAAAACAAAGTTGCTTGCATCTTGCCATTCATCGCATAACCTAATCCCTCTTCCTCCATAGTCTTTATACTTTTCCCGGTTTGGGTTCTCGCAACGGCTTTTCATTGTTTGCCATAGATTGAATAATTTCTGATTGTCGTGGAATAATCCATGTTTTACATTCCCCCGATGACGATATCTCTCTTTCTGGCACGGTTTCAATTCAGCCATATCACTCTACCTCCTGCATCCAAAACTTACGACGGCAGTCTGTACACCTTTGTTCTGGGTATCCGCACCCTCCGCTATCCCTGTGAGCAGCAGAAATATCAGACAGACAAAACCGCAGTACTCCGTACTCATCAAGTCTCGCCTCTGGGTAGTGCTCCAGAAACACACTCTGTCGCGTCTTGCGCGGATGGGCTGCGGCCCATTCCTCGACAATAGCAATCTGAGCCGCAGCGTCCAGCGTTGAGTCATAGTCAAGTGCGCACAATGTGCCATCGAAAGCTGGGCACCCTTCGCATCCACCGCAAAAACTCTTGCACATTCTGTTGCCTTCCTCAATAAACTTCACGGCATCCATGTTATCCCTCCTTTACCGACAATGTGTCGTTTCTAATCGCTCCTTTACCACAGGAAAAATGCGGTTGAACGACCCCGGATATGTTACATTTGGAACACTCTCCATAACAATCTGAAAACATAAGATACTGACATTGCCAACATTCTATTTTATTTTCGTCCATTTCCTCGTACCGGCACACGCCCGGATGGTTTACTACGGGGCAAAAATCTGCAACCGCCGGGCAATCGCCGTTTACACAGACTTCATCTTTCAGCCATTTACACATCATCCCACCTCCAGTGCCATCAGCAAATCCTTGTAGTCCAGCAGCAGCGCCCATATCTGCTCCGCATCGTCATGGTCGAGGGTGACTGCACCCTCTGCGTCAACGGCAGCAGCCAGCCTGTCTATGTCCCGGATTACTTCGTAGTAGTCCTTTACCGTCATTGGCTCACCCTCCAAAATTCTCAAGATAATATTGCTTGCAGTCCTGCCAACCATTGTAATAGGCTGCCTGCTCCCGGCGTTCCTGTTCCTCTGTTGTGATCTCCGCCTGGGCCACTTCATCCACATGATTCCACCTTTCGGCCGAAATAGCCGATAGAACCATTATGCAGAAAGCAGCTAAGATTATCGTAACTGCCGCTGCCGTCCAGTTCCTCATAGCGAATCCCTCCTAAATCCGAAGAATGTTTTTATTTGCGGCAGGGTCTCCAACCTGTGACCATCTACCGTTATCAGCGCTGCGTAGCCCCGGCCTATCCAGCCATCGTGCCAAATCTCCCGGGCTTCGAAATAATCAACGCCCTCCCGTCGCTCCGTGGTTTTGCCGCAGATCCTTATCTCGATGTCGATTTTCCCATCCCGGCGCTTTATCCAATTCTTGGGGCGCTTATACTTACCGGATGCCGCCGCATCCTTGTAGCATTGTTTGGAGCAGTACTTTTGTCCCGGCTGGCCGAAATAGTCCTTCCCGCAGTATTCGCATTTCTTCGGCTCAGCTTTTTTCATACTGCTTTTGCGGGCCCGGATGCTGTCCATGGCCTTTTGGCAGTCTTTGCAATACAGCTGCCGGGTGTTGGTGCTGCCTATCGGCCCTCCGCATCTCTTACATGGCCGGTTTGGGTCTCTCTTGATTCCATAGCGATACAAGATTGAGGCCACAGAGCCGTAATCAAGATCGAGAATTAAGGCAATCTCCCTGTTGGTCTTGCCCTCCCGCACCAGCTGTTCCAGGACCTCCGGGTCATTTGATTTAGAACAGCCGTTTTTTGCTGCAGGAGTGGCCTTATCGTATGACATCATAACTCACCGCCTTTTCATGCTCGGACATCTCTGCGCGCATTTTTATGGCTTTGGTGATAGCGTTCCAGCGCTTGATAAATTCCTCGGCACTTTGTCCCTCAAAAAGCGGATTCTCCCGCTCTACATCCTTCTGTCCCATCAGGGTACCTCCTCTATGTCAATTTCTGTTCTTGGGTTTTTGGGGTCATATGCCCCACGCAGCCTTAATTCCACATGGTCAAAGCTATCATCGGCGATTACTCCCCGGTGTACCAGCCCGTCCATCAGCATCTTGCCGTTGTAGTTATCCGGGTCATGCCGGTGCCGGGTGGGGAAGTAGTAGGTGATGGTCACCACCGCCTTGCCCATTGGTTTGCACTTGGGGCAGTATGCCACAAACAGCTGCAGCCAGCGCTGCTTTTCCGCTCGGTAGTCCCAGGCGTTCGCCCGTCCTGCGTACTTGTTCAGCGATGGGGGGATTTCGGGAATTGTTATTTTCACGCATTCTCCTCCATCGTCCGCTGCGCCAGCGCCAGGTCATAGCTGGGCAGCTGCTTTACCTCTGCCATCCCTGCCAGCTTCGCCCGGACATCTGCAGGCAGGGCTTGCATTTTGCGCTCGCTCTCCTGCCTTGCCCGGTAGCTGCGCATAAAGTTGGACTGCACCACGCTCTGCACTGTCCCGGTGTCCATGCTGGCCCATTCCCGCAGCTGGGAGGGGTGTCCTACCAACCGTTGTAGGTTCTCCGGCAGGGCTGCAAACTCTTTTTCGCTGTTGTAGCCGCTGTTCCGCAGGGCCTTTGCAATCAGCGCCCATGCTTCCCCCTCGGAGAGTTCTACCGGTCTGCTGATCTCACCAATAGCGGCTATGATAGCCCCAATGTGTGGAGGGAACCCCTTGCGGTCGCTGGCAATGTGGGACTTAACCGCCGCTGCCACAAGGTTAGCCGGGTAGTCTGCCAGCATCTCCGCCCACAGGTTCACCACCGCTTCGGCATCCTGCCGCTTCATGTCCCGGTAGTACGCAGGGTAAGCGGCCTTGAGGATGGACATAACAGCCAGTGTTTCAGTGCGGTTCATGTTGTCCCTCCTCCTGCAGCATCTGCAAAAATACATTGTCTGTCCCACCAGCAGACTTGTCGCCTTTCAACGGGTAAACATCCTGCCAGCAGCGCTTAACGCTCTGGTCGAGAATAAGTCCCTTGGTGTGGTTGTCCCCAGGTGCCAGCCGTTCCAGCTCATTCAGGATCATCTTTGCGGCCCGATCAGTGAGGGGCTTTTTGATTTTCTTGCGCATCTCACAAAAGCCGTTCCAGTTCTCCATCAAGGCTTCCGGGACATCCACACGCCCCCTTGGGGGGGTAGGGGGGGTATTATTCCCGGAGGGAATATTTTCTTTGTCTTTGTCTTTGTCTTTGTCTTTGTCTTTGTCTTTGTCTTGGCTTTTCTGGGTTTTTGAAAAACCCGCTGGGTTTTTTGGGTTCCCTTGGGTTTTCTTCGGCCTACCGCCCTTGGAACCGTTTTCCCTGCTTGTTTTGGCTCTTCCTTCGCATTCAGCAGCCATCCGGTCTATTTGCAACTTTGCTACCGGCCATATAAAACGCTCGTTTCCCCGGAAATCGGGGGCTGCGCCCGTCTCTGCATATTTCAGCATAGCCGTGAACAGCCGCCCTCTCTCCGCATCTCCGAGTTCCTCCATGGCATCTGCAAAGTCTGTAAAGACTTTAAGGTACTTCATGGGTTGTCCTCCTGTCGCTTTTTACTGGGAAGCGTAACCCTTAATTAAAAGGGAGGTCGTTCTCGCCAGAGACTTCTTCAAATCCGCCCTGCTCGCTCTCTGCGGGCTTTTCCTCTGCCTTGCCGGTAGATTTGCTGCCGCCAAACAGAACTTCCTCTGCGATAACCTCTGTGGCTGTGCGCTTATTGCCGTTCTTGTCCTCGTAGTTGCGAACTTCGATGCGCCCCACAATGGTAATGAGGTCGCCCTTGCCGAACCACTGGTTTACGAATTCGGCGGTCTTGCCCCATGCTACGATGGGGACGAAGTCAGTCTTTTCCCGGTCACGGTTTCGGCCTACGGCGATGGTAAAGCCGCACACGCTCTTGCCGCTGTTGGTCTGCTTCAGTTCGGGGGCTTTCGTCAGCCGCCCATTAAGGATTGCTTTATTTAACATATGTAACCTCCTGTTATCCCCATTGGTCTGCCATAGCGGCAGCGATGCCGGGGAATGTTTTTGCCCTGGTCTTACTGTCTCTGTGAGAATTAAGAACATATCTATACGGTTGTTTTCTAGGACGGCGCATGCTCGTAGAGCCAACCCACAGCCCTTTTGGCTCTACAATATTTGTCGCAGCCAGCGGGGGCAAATTCTTTAGCCAAAGGCAAGTCCTTTTTCTCCACGGATGGCCGAACATAAACGGTTCGATGATTTGGGAATACATGGGGAGTTTGTAGTAATTGAGAGGTACAGGGTTTTCCACGGCAATCCTTTCTATTCCGCAATTCATAATTGCCATAAAGAAACTTCTTGCTTCCCACCCTTTCTTTTCTCTTTGGCTGTCTTTTACGCTGTGGTCAGAGTTGAACAGGCAAACAGCTCCGGCAGCACACAGGTATGTACAAGGCGGGTGCGCAATCAGCAAATCCCATTTTCCCACATTGTGAGACGCCCCGTCCATTGTGACAACGGTACCACCCTTGATGGCTTCCAGCGCGTCACCAAGAATATGCCATTCTAGGTGACCGCCAGACGGCTCCTGTATATCGCAGGAGTACGCTTCGTGCCCCTTTGCCCGGAAAGCCTTGCAAACCTCCTGACTTTCCTCACATGCCACTAATACCTTCATCTGTTTCCTCCAAATAGTTAGTGTAGAATTCCTCCCGGAACATCGGGATTGTGAAATCGTAGTTGTCGATACAGGATTGCTCGCCCAGCTGGTGCAGCCAGTCCATCACCTCGGCACAGCCGTGTGCGTGTGTCAGGTGGCAAGGCTCGTGGCACAGGGACACCCAAAGGCCCATACGCTTGCTTTTGCTCCGCATGGCGTTGCCGAAGATTTCATGCCGGTCGAGCTTTACGCCGGAGCGCTGGCACAAAAAGCACTTGGATGTGTCGGCCTGTACGATGCTCGGAGCGTATCCGTTTCGGTCAAGCTCTGCGCCCCATTCGTTTTTCAACTGTCACACCTCCCATCCTGTCCCCATTCTCTGCCGATTTGGTTATCGATGATCCTGATTTGCAGTTTAAGGCTGTTGATGGCTTCCAAGTTCGCCTTATAGACTGCTTCTGCAACATCTCGCTTAAACCGTGCTTCTGCCACGCTTGGTATCCCGTAGCAGGTCTTGTCGATCAGGCCGATGGCAACACCTTCGTCTTTCAGCTTTAAGCACTCGGTGCGTAGAAGGACTTTATAGTCCCGCTCCGCAGCAGCATAATCGCTTCCCGAATTTCGCAAGGTCTTAACAGATGTATTAAGCTGTGCCGATTTCTGTTGCAGTTCGGTCCACAGGTCAAGCTCCATTCTTTTCGGCCTCCTTTGCGGCTTTCATACACGGACCGCACAAATGCCGTCCGAACATTTTCTCGGTGTATGGGACAATCTCCCGGACATACCATGTAGAACCGTCTCGTTTGGTGATTGGGACGATCGGTTTCCCGCAGTCAGCGCAGATTTCCGTGATGTCCTCTCCGGCATCGCCCGGTTGACCAAAACTAAATACGATGTTGCCGTTTTTGTCTGCGACCGTCAGATATGTAATCTGTTCGCCGTGTACTTCCATCTCCGCTACCGTGAACCGTGCCCACTTGTCATTGCTATCTGCAGGCTCATATTTTCCGTTGGCGTTCTTTTGCGTCCTCATCGGGACAACAATGTTGATTTTTGTGTAGAGTTCGCGACCGATCCCCCAATTAAAGCAGGCGCGCTTAAAGCTGTCGGAGCTTTCGCCCTTTTCCTTTTCGGTGTAGCTTTCGGTTCCGCAGTCAGCTTTCCATGCCCATTCGTCATGCTGCGGATCAATTCGGATTCCCACCCGACAGAAAAGGTTGCCCTTGCATTCGTAATGCTCCCGCTGCCAGTTTTCGGCGCCCACCGTCTCGTCCAGAATGCGCATGTCACATCGCGCGTCTTTGTAGCATAGGAGAACAGCCCCTCTCGAAGTATAGTGGTCAACCCGCAGGTCAACCTCGTCCGCTCGCAGCGGTCTGAATTTAACCATGTTATCCTCCTTATTCAAAGTACCTGTCAGCATCCGCATCGCTGGCGTCAAAACGCTTAACACAGTTTTCGCAGCCAATGACCATGCCGTCCTTAATGTAAATTGTCTCGTTGATCTCGCAGCCGCACTCCGGGCAGATGTGCGGCTTATCATCGTAGTTATCCACCCAGCTCGGGATGGGCCTATCCGGGATATCGTATGGGTTCATGCTTCCACGACCTCCCCATTTTCCAGTTTGTAAAATACCCCGGGTTTTATAATCTCACCATCTACCTTTACCGCTCGCACCTCTTTAATGGGGTAAGTGTCACCGTTCCAGTTGCCCCTCTCGGTAAGGACAAGCCAGCATCCAATGGCGCCGGATGCTTTACTATCGACCCCGGTGACGATTGCAATAGACTCCTTTCCATCAACGGTGGCTGCGCTACAGTCGCCGGTGTTGGTGGCTGCGCTACAGTAGCCGGTGTTGGTGGCTGCGCTACAGTTGCCGGTGTTGGTGGCTGCGCTACAGTTGCCGGTCTGATTTTTGCTGCTCTCGGTTTTTTCTTTTATGTACTCGACCGCAGCTTTTACGATGCCTGCAATCCCGATCTCCGCCCGGAGCTTTATTTTCGTTCCCGCTCGCTTGCTGTCGCCTTCTGCTTTTTCGTCCGTCACACCATCGAGGTCAGCCACGAAAAACCGACTGTCGGCCGGGGCGTAATGGGCGAACACATCAAGCGGGTACTCGCATCCATGGAAACCTTTGTCGCACAGTTTCGCTTCCTCCTCCACATATTCTTTGCCAAGATCGAATTGGAAGCCTCGGCACTTCATATCCTTATCGGTTCCCTTGTAGACGATCACTTGACATCCCTCCCCTTATCGTGTATAGTTGTGGTGGTGGTTGGGTCTCCGTCTCTGACGGGGGCCTTTCTTTTTTTGTACTCCTCCTGCTGGCGGCGGATACAGCGCAGAACCCATGCTGTGAAGTTGCAGTAACCCATTTCGATAAGCTGCTGACGGAACTCCGCCATATTCACATAACCCAAAGGAATACGCACAGACAGTTTATAGTTTGCTTCCCGCTTCCTGCCGGGCTTGTCCGCTATCAGCGCTTCCGCTTCGGGAGTACGCCGAATTCCGTAATAGCCCGGCTTCTTGCACATACTGTCCAGCGGCTTGGTGTAACCGGGGAACTTCTCCCGGATAGCTGCTATCCTTTCGTTCTGCTCCATGGCCTTACCTCACCAGCAGCAGGATAGCCGCTGCTGTGAATATGGCTCCCATTCCAAGGACTACGGCCAAGGCTTCCTGCAGCCACTCCTTTTTACTCATCTTCCTGTACCTCCTTTTGCGGGAGCTCCGGTAGGAACGCCCACCACTGGACTTCGATAGCGGTCTCCACATGATCTCCGCTGACATTGAACATCTGATGCTTGGTGCTGAATGGCAAGGTAGCGTATCTTCCCGGATTTGTCTGGCACAGGTAATACCCGTCCTTGCTGGGTACGATCTCATCCGAGTTAAACCACCGGATAAAGGTGTTGGTTGTTGCTTCCATGTTGTTCCTCCTTCTTTTCCACCCCGTTTGGCGGGAAAAACTTCTTGACATCTTTTATTGGAATAAATAATGCATCGCAGACCTTATAGACTTCCTCCAATGTCCACGGGGTCTTGCAAATCATTCTGTCGCTGATCTGCTGGCGGCTCATACCGGTGCGCTTCCCAAGGCTTGTCTGGTCGTGGCCAAGTTCCAGCATCAGCGCTCGCAGCCTGCGGTAGGTATCAACTTTCCTTGACATTGCTATCCCTCCCTTCATGTGGTAAACTATGGTTGAGGTGATATTATGAGCGAAAAACTTGATGTTTCGTATTCTTTGACCGAAGAAGAAAAGAGAATATTTCGCAAATTCAAGCGAAGCAACAGCGCCAAATTGACAAAATCTGAATTTCAAACTATGCTCCGGTCAAAGCTGGTAGATGGCGGTTTCGGCGGCGAATACTACTGGTTTAGCAATGGCTCCTTTGATGAGGGAGTTGCTTGCCTATCGGAAAACGGTTTGCGCGTTAAAGCCGCCATGCGGGCCGAGAAGAAGTTAAGCGTCCGGTATTGGGATTACAACAGGAGTTGCAATCGCCGGTTTCCTGCTTGCCGTCCTGTCTCTCCTCATGCAACATGGGATAATATCACTACTGCCGCTATGATGATGGAGAGAACACCGCACACAACCGTGATAATCTGCGGTGGCCTGGTCTTAAATAGGTATGCTTTCCAGCTGGTATCGCCGTAGACCTCGATAAGGTATTTTTCAAATTCATCGTTTCTCATGTCATGCCAGTCTTTCATTGTCCCCCTCCTTTTCCTTAATAAGCTCGTCCAGCGCTCGGCGTAGTTTTTCCTCCGCAACAGGGGCTTCACGGTCTGCGTTCAGCAATTGGCTTACATACTTCTCATGCAGCTTCGCCTGATGTGCCACGGCCTTGATCGTAAATCCTGCGTTGTGTATTTCGCCGATTAGCTTGCCTGTCCATTGTGCGGGCATACAAAATTTGACCCTCCCTTCCTTATATAGTTGACTTTGGTAAGGGGATGGGGTAAAATATAAGTGCCACCCAATATAAATACCCCGACACCCCAAGGCAAGAGTTAACCGAAGTTAATTCTATATGCCCATTGTACTTAACTATAGTTAATTTGTCAATGCATATCGTTAACTTCGGTAAACTTCTCCGTTCTGCACAATATCGGAGGGAGATTTTTGGTATGTTTTACGATAACTATTGTGTACTATGTGAGATGAAGAAGGTTACGCCAACAAAAGCCGCAAAGGCCGTAGGGTTAAGCGCAGCAGCTCCGACCAAATGGAAAAAGACAGGAGCAAGCCCATCCGCTGAAACCTTGCAGAAACTTGCGGCGTACTTCGGCATCACCGTTGACGAGCTTTTGGGCAAAGAAAAACAGCCCACCGAAGGTGAGCTGCATCCTGCCAATAAAAAACTTATGGAGCTTTCCAGGACTCTTTCTCCGGAGGAAGCCGAGAAAGTATATAAGGCCATTTCTCTGCTATTAGGGAAATAGCGCTTTCGCACTGCTCAGGGGTCATTCGTAAAATCAGCTGTTCTAACGCCGCGTTCCAATCCATGGTGTTCCTCCTCTTTTGTCGATTATTGTCAAATAAAAATCCTTCCAAATTCAGCATGTATTTGGTACAATTCAATTGTAACAAATTGTATTGCCAATATGTACTGACAAATGTTGCGGTTTCGGCGTAAAAACTGTCATGTTCTTCGGGCAAAAGTGTCCGGTAACAAAAAACAGGAGATGAGTTTGTGAATTCAGACGAAGAAAGGAATTGGGATAACTTTTTATTGGAGGTAGCCACAAAACGGCAGGAGCATGGAATGACCCACAAGGATTTGGCCGACAACGCCGGGACGGTTGAGAGGACGATCTCCCGGCTGCTTTCGGAGCCGACCAAGAATCCGAGCCTTTTTCTCGTTGCTTCCATCTGCCAAACGCTGCACATATCTCTCGACAAGCATTTCGTGAAGGAAGTCTACAACAAAACAGACAGCCAGAACAGCGAAGAAATGATTGCGATGCTGAAAGAGCAGGTGCGCCAGCGCAGGAAGCTGTCCAAAACACTCTTCGCAGTTATTTTTGTCCTGCTGGCGATGATGATTTTATACCTCGTCCTAATCGATGCAAATAACCTTAACTACGGTTTAATTCGGTATTAAGAACAGATGTTCTTTCCGAATATAATCGTACACAGTTTTGCGTACAATAGAAAGGACTTTAAGATGAGAAACAAAAAAGTTAGGGTAGCGCTTATCGTTGCGGGTATAATTGGCTTCATCTTTTCGTTGACATTGCTTTTTGGAGACAGTAAGATTACAGGGGTCATTGGGCTTGTAGTTTACGCCATCCTTATCTTCGCCGGGCTTTCCAAAAACCTCGGTGAAAAAGTTCAGCACAATGCACCCGAAAAAAGACCGGTTGCAAAAAAAGAGAAGTCCAAAAAGGAGAAAGTCAAAAAGGAAAAGCCGCAAGTAAATATTTCTAATCCCAGCAAAGAAAAGATCAGCTATATTAAACACAGCTGTTACAATAATACAAGCCTGTCTTACGACTACATATCTGATTTTACACCGGTAAACTTGGAAGCCATTCATGCGCTCGTTTCCGACTGCTCGCCTCAAATAAACCATCAATTCAAGTGGGAGCTGTGCGACAACAAGGTGAAGCTGATGTATGGAGGAGTTCATGCCGGAGACCTCTATTTCAAGCACGACATGTTTTCCGACTACGCAAAGCGCGGAGATCCTGTTGTCGTTTATCTGAACGAAGCCGATGATGCCACCAGAGATTATAAGGTCGAAATTGCTTTCTTCCGGGACAAGAAGAAGCAGTACAAATATAGAGAACAAACCGTTGTTGCACTAACAGCATACAAAAAAGAGGACCGACAAGATATCATTTCCGCAATGGAGCCCGGAGACGAAATCGAAGTGGAATATGATAGCGAAAAAGATAAGTATGTTGCTGTGTACGGAGATGTCATAGGAACATTTCCGGAAAAGATAGGGGAGCGGTTGGAAGAACAGGACCCGACTTTTGTGATCTTTGATAGCGCTGACGAAACAGAAGAAGGCGATGAAATCATTTATAAGCCTTATGTTAAGATTTATTGGTAAAAAAACACCGCCCCCGGCAACGAGGGCGGTTGTCTATCAGGAGGAGAAAAATGAAAGAAAGGACAAATACGGCAAAGTGGCTTGAGAAGCAGAACCGCTGGCAGATCGCCGTCCAGAAAGATGGCGTAAGAAAAACATTTACCAGCAGCAGGCCCGGACGGGAAGGGCAGCGGGAAGCAAATCGCAAGGCTGATGAATGGTTGTCCTCTGGCATCAGTGGAACCAAGCTGCGCCTGTCAGAGCTGCACGAAAGCTATATGGAGCAGCTGAAAACGCATACAACAATAAGTAACTGGCGTCCAGTCGACGCACGGTGGCGGAAGTGGATAGACCCGCAGATCGGGCACATGAAAGTATCTGCACTTTCAGACGCCGTGCTGCAGCGCGTGGTTGACCATGCGTATCAAGAGGGGCAGCTATCCAAAAAGACTCTCAACAACATAAAAGCAGATCTTACCTCTTTCTGCAAATATCTCCGCAAAGCGAAAGTGAGCAATTACACTCCGGAGGATATAGCTATCCCCAAAAGCGCGAGGGCAAGCAGGAAGAACATCTTGCAGCCGGAGCATGTCATTAAACTTTTTGCCGAAGATACGACAACGCTTTATAATAAGCGCATAGTCGACCCGTTGGTGAATGCTTACCGCCTTGAAGTCCTTACCGGTCTGCGCCCCGGAGAGCTGCGCGGCTTGATGCGCAATGATATTGATTTAGAAACGGGGAAAATCATCGTCAGACGCTCCATAAACGAATACGACGAAATCACTACAGGCAAAAACGAAAACGCTGTACGCGCCGTTTTCGTCGGCGAGATGGGCAAGGAGGTTTTGAAGAACCAGCTCGCCCAATCAAACGGGCTGTATCTCTTTGATGTAAAGAGGGGAGAGCACTACCGCAGAAGCTGGAAAAGGTATTGTGAAGCAAATGATATCCCACAGACAACGCCTTATGAGCTGCGGCACACATTTGTCTCAATGGCACAAGCGCTGCCGGAGGGTTGGGTAAAGCAGCTGGTCGGGCATTCCAAGAGCATGGATACATTCGGGGTTTACGGGCACGCTGTTGCCGGAATGGAAAAGCAGATAACAAGCGCTCTTGATGATGTTTTCGGCGGTATTTTGGCTACGCAGGAATAAAAGTGAGTTATTTTGTGAGTTACAAGGAAAAAGAAAAAGCCCAGTTTTCGCTTGAAACTGGGCTTTTCTTGTGGCGGAGATGGAGGGATTTGAACCCACACGCAAAATTATGTTATTGCCGTAAAGTGTAGGAATCAAGCGGTTTTTCCGACTTTCATTCCGCTGAAAAAAGCATGAAAAACTCACTTTCGGAACAAAAGTGAGTTGCAAAGTGAGTTATTTTGCCGCTGTGTCATACTGCTCCACAGCGGCTAAAATTCTCCCACGCAGCGCCTGCGCGCTGGCGTGTTCGGTTCTGTATTTTTCTTTGATTTCTTCCAGCTCGGCGACCAGCTTATCATAATCGCTCGGCACCTGCGTATCGTCATTGAGATACTGCCGCACCAACGCCAAAAACGCGCTCCAGTGCGGTCTGATATAGACAGGGCAATCTTTCCTTGCGTACCAGTCATGGTGCTGATAGACGGCGTTCTCGTCCAAGCCATGACGCTTTAGAATAGCTGCGCACAGCCTGGCTCCGTTGTCCTCCGCCTTTTTATTGTATTCAGCGTTGGTTCCGTCCATAATAATCTCGATGGCAATCGTGGTGGAATTGCCGGGGCCATAGTTTCCATCAGCAGCGTGCCAGCCGACCTCGCCCTCGTCAAGGTTCTGCCATGCTTCGTTCTCGTCCACATAGTAGTGGACACGGACAGACCCCATGTTGCAGTTCGGGTAGGTCGCGCGGGTGTACTGCTCCGCCATTGTGGTACCGCTGGGGACTTTAATCCGGCCAGTATTGTGAATGGTCACACCGTTAATGGCGGATAACGCCCGGTTTGCCTTGTACTGCGTACCTTTGCGGTATGTATAACCGGCCTCGGTATAGTCTCGGTTCCATACGGCGCTATCAGGAATAAGCTTTTCACATACCTTTACGCCGTTATCATAGCGTACATCATCGGGAGAGAGGAAAGCCATTAGGCTTCCCCCTTTCCTTCGGCATCCAAAATTGCCGCATCAGTGTGTTTAACCATGCCGGTCGTAGCAGCATCATAAGTACCACCGGCAGCCAAGGCCACGATAACCGCATTGAGAAGGCACAGGATAACGCCCTGTACCGTCAGAGCAGAGCCGTTAAAGGCTTCGGCTCCGATGAGGATGGCCACAGAGATGATGTAAGCAAGCAGCTGGGTGTTGATGTTCCGCAGGGGGGTCTGCTTCAAAAACTGGGTGATGATTGTGACCATCATTACAGCGCCTGCGTAAGTACCAAGGGAAGTCCAAGTTACAAATTCGTTCATTTTATGTCCTCCTTAAAGGAATTTGAGTTCGCCACGAATACAGCGGTCGTGGACGCTCTTAATGTTGCGGATCGCTGCATCCGCTTTGGAATTTATGTAGACATCTTCGTGCTCCACACAGTACTCTGTGTAGTTGTCGATATCCTCCAGCACATTGTTGAAGGATTCTTCGCTGTGGTTCGCCCCACGGCGCAGCTCGTCCGAAAAGCGCAGGATGCGGATGCGGCACATATCTGTCCGGTAGCGTTCGTCAGAATCAATATGCTGTTGCAGCTTATTGTCCAAGGCTGCCATACCGGAGATAATCTGATCCTGCTTGTCCTGCTTGCGGTCAATACGATGCAGCAGCCAGCTAATGACGGTAGCCAATGCGCCGGAGCCGAGGAGGGCCAGTGCAATTTCCATGGGTTATGCCTCCTCAAAATACTGGCCTACAAGCTCATGCGGCAGGTAATACAGCACGATGGTTCCGGTTTCATTCAAACGCTTGCAGAGGTAGGTTTTCTTGTCCTCCGGGTCAAGGTAGTACTTGCCGTACTCGTATTCCATGCCCTTCGATGCCGGGATTGGGTCATCAATCGTACCGGGAGAACTGACATTGACGACTACCCACAGAGCAGGAACAGCTGGGGGTTCCCAGTCTGCCTGTGAGGTGTGGGCCTGCAAGCATTTGTATACCTTGCCGTCATGCCGTCTGCGGTCACCCACTTCGTACTTGGTATCAGTCTCCCATGGCAGGAACAGCATGGGGTTCTTTGCTGCGTCAGCGTCAGCCATGGTGCCGGTCACGCTGTCAATGCTCGTCCGGATTTCCTGCGCCTGCTCTAAGATGTCATTCCGCATTGGCTGTTTCCTCCTTTTCTTCGGTTTCTACGCCAAGGGTTTGCAGAGCTGCTTTTAGCTGTTCCAGCTCTGCTTCCTGCTTTGCTTTTACTTCTTTGGCTTTTTCTGTGTAATAGCCCATTTAGTTCACCCCCATAATATTAAGTGCGTTGAGCATATCCAAATAAGGAGAGCCATCTTCAACAGATACCCATTTTGAGCCGTCATAAAGATAGCCAGCAACCTTTTCTCCTGCTCCTTTATCGTTTCCAAGGTATATCTGTATCGGGTCGATTTTAAGCTGTGTGTCCTTTCCGGTTAATGCGTTCCATTTTTCGTTATGGCCGTCGTAGATGATGCATAATGTATTTTTGGCAACATCAATGTGTGGAGTAAGTTTATAAATCGGGCCAATATCTGTAGATGATACAGATTTGGGCTGCCGTATATACAAGCTACCGCCATACGAAACCCCAAGAAGCACAGTATCATTTGCTTCACTGAAAGGAAATGCATTTGGTATTGATGTGCTTTCATAACTTGAAATATCAATTTTGAACAGTGTCCCTTTTATATCAACTGCATAACCAACTCCATC